AGACATTACGTAATCTCCATTAAACTTACTAATATTTTTACACCATTTCCAAGTATTTTAATAGCATCTTGTTGCTCTAAAACGACAGGATGTGTAAGAATCTCTGATTCTGCACCATCTGCTAAACTATCTTTGTAAAGCTCTATTTCCAAAGGTGAGCTGGCATCGTAATCTAGTACAGCTACAGTCGTTGTTACTGCACCACCTGTTTGGTTAGATAACCTAATGCTTTTTACAATAGCTGTCGTAGGTAAAACAGGCGGAACTGCACCTGAATTAGCTGTAGGAACTGTGTAAACAGCTGTATTTGACCCCGTTGCGGTCTTTGAAAAACTTTTAAAACTATCCGCCAAGGAAAAAACTCCTTGCTGTAGATTCGTCTTTTATATCTTGTTGAAATCCAAAATTTAATTGTTGCGTAATCTGCTCTAGCACACGAATAAGTGCATCAAATTGTGATGGTTCATATTCTGGTGTTGAGTCAGGTAATCTAGTTGTTGCAATTTTAGCCATTATCTACCTCCATCTGGTTTTATATCTAATCTTAATGTCCCGTATCTCCAGTTTGCACCTACTTCAGTGCTTCTGATATCAACATTAGCTTGTCTACCTCTACCACGCAAATCAAACTTTGTCGTGTTTGTATTTACAGTTCTTGAAATTGTAGTTCCTGTGTCTGAAGGAAATGATTTTAAACCTAATTTAATTGTTGCATCTCCTACTTGATCTTTAAAATCTGGTATGCCTCTACTTATAGAAAGCATTTGTTGACCATCTTGTATGTCAAAGTCACCAGACGTTATGAATGCTGTCATAGCAGTGCCGTCATCATCAAATCCTACTTCATGTTCATAGAAAGTTGTTGCTCCAGCAGTCAAGCCTATGACAGTTGGCGTTGTAGCAGTATTATTAGGAAAATATTTGGTTGCATAAGGTTGTTGATACACACCGTAATCTGACCAAGAGGTTCTATCTAAATTAGATGTGTGCCATGATTTTTCCAAATAATTATAAGTAACTGCTCTATCTATCTGTGTTGATGCTGCAGAAGGATAAAACCAAGTTATTTCATTAAATTCAGAATTTATACCTGCATATGTTTCAGGATAATTAGCAATACTAAAATCCTCAAACACATAATCTTGTACGCTACATGGTAATTTTTTTACTGTACCATCATATAAGTAGAATGAGTTTTGAGACATCCAATAAGCAACACCGTTAATGTCAACGGCTGAGTGCACACCAACAGCACCACAATTGGCGCCTAGCTCTACTAATGAAAATGTGAAGGGAGCGCCTACAAACTGCAAAGCATGTAAAGAATTGTCTGTCCACACCAATACGGCGTTTCTAGATCTAACTGCAGCTACTATTTTAGAGCCATCCTGTATTCTAAAAGAACCAGATGTATTAGTTGCTGTCGGTGTCCAGGTTGTAAAATCCTCTTGTGATGAGAATCGTAAAAATAAATCATCTCTTGTTGTACTGTCTCCGATTGTAGTTTCTGTGCCGAATAAAAATACATGTCTGTCGGGCATCGAAACTAAATTAAATCTAGAGGTTGTAGGAGCTTGAGAGATTATAGTCGCTCTTGTGTTTAGTCCTGCTGATGTATCCCATCTAAAAGTGCCACCTTTGTGCACAGTAGCTATCAAATCTTCACCAAAGTTATCAAAACTCCAGTTTCTACCATCTAGTGTAACTGTTGAAGTAGATCTTGGTGTATTCCATGTGCTTGTATTCCATGTGCCAATACCCCAACCATAACCATACACAGAAGCATCTGGCCCAATACTTATTTGATAGTTAATATTACCAGTGCCGCCACCTCCAGAAGTAGATCCAGAAGCATTACTAGTTTGTGTTACGACATAACTGTTAGAGTTTGTAATAGATGTTATTTCAAACTCTGCATTCATATCAAGTCCATCTATTGCAGAAAAAGAATCAAATGTTACAAAATCACCAAGTGAAGCCTGATGACCAGTATCTGTTACAGTAACGTTGTTAGTTCCATTTGTTGTAAACGGATTGGATATACTGCTTGTTGTTTTTCTAATTGGTGTAACATCAGCGATAGTACCCTCTGTGTATATATAAAATTTTCTATCTGTTCCGAGAGCCGTGTACCGTACACCATCTAAAGATGTCCATGCATGAATATCTCTTGCAACGCCAATAAGAGTGTCATCAATAAGTTTCTGCCAACCACCTACTTTTTGTGGTAAACCATAGTGAAATCTTACATTATCAGAGTCGATCCAACGACCCTCCGCACCATACTCAGTATTTTGTTTATCTATACCTGGTTGAAATTGTAACTTAGCTAATGGCATTATAATCTCAAATATCTAAAAACTATTTCACCAGCGCCTCCAGCACCACCTGCTGATGATCCTGGTTCTGTTCCTCCACCGCCGCCACCTGCACCTCTTGTGCCTGCAGTTCCAGCTGTGTTACCATTCGCACCGCCAGTACCACCAGTATTACTAGATCCAGCGAAAGAGTCACCTCCGTCACCGCCACCAATGGTGCAATTGTCACCTCCACAGTTGCCTGGGTTAGCTCCTGCTGTTCCATCTCCCTGTTGATTGAATGTCCCTCTTGGACCGCCAGTAAAACTTGTAATATCTAAACCATCAACGGTGGTACCAGAAGTTATTGCGGTTGCAAAACCTGACCTCGTACCTCCTGTACTTGCATTGTTTGTACGGAGAGGACCTTGAACACCGCCACCAGAAACAGATGCAGCGGCTCCACCTCCTAAAGTAAATATAGGTCCTGTAGTTGCGCCAGATAAAGTTGTTGAACCACCAGTTCCTGATGATCCACTGTAAGTGCCAGTTCCAGCAGCACCGCCATCTCCTATTACTAAAGTTAATATTTCACCGCCAGTAACAGCAAAAACCATATCAGAAATAAATGCACCTGATGCCCCGCCAGGTCCAGCAGATTCCCCTCCTGCTTTATCGTAATCAGCTCCACGATAACCTCCAGAGCCTCCACCAACAGCAGATTGTATATGTATTCGATTCGCCAAGGCTGGAACTCTGTCAGTAAAAATTCCTGCAGTGCTAAATGTTTCTAAAGTTGTTGTTTCAAAAATGGTATAAAATTCTTTCCATACGCCTCCTGTTTTAACGTACGCATTTAATATTGTTTTATTTGTAAAAC